AGGAGGTTCCCATTAAGGAAAATACAATGAGTGAAAATATTTAGAGTTCACTATATAAAATTGGAAATCCTTAGAATCGCCCCCTTCTTGGCTCCCAGTCAGGAGGGGGTATTTTACTGATCTCTTTCTAGTTGCTCACAAGGCTGGCCGGTAGCCTACTGGTCAGCCTTCTAATTTTTATTCGTTGCTCACTACATAAAAGCAGTCAGGCGAATCAGAGAAGGCCCGACCTTGGCAGTCTTAGCGGGCAGAGCCATTGCGGAACAACCTACTTGGAGATTCGAAGGCTAACAACTTTTGAACTCTAACTACGGAGGTATTCTGTAATGGATACTATGTTTGTAAAAATGGCTAAGGCTGTCGATGAGTATGAGGCTGGAGAAGTCTACGAAATCGACTGCGATACAGCCAAGAAGTGGATTGACGATGCCGCTGTTGATAAACTCGCTGACTCGATCAAGGTTGAGCCCCGCGAGCCCGTTATCAACGTCGTGCCCGAGAAGAAGAATCTTCCCGATTTCGTTCGGCTCTTCTGCTCGGATAGACCAAAGCTGGAAGCCAAGTACGGTAAGGTTCTTTCGGTCGGTACTGATACCGCCGTCGTGCCCACGCCATTGCTTGACGAAGTTTTGCGATCCGAAGGTTGGAATGAACACTTGGAAAGTCGATGCAAGATCGTCCCCATGAGTTCTAACACTGAGAAGGTTCCTGTATTGGATCAAGCTGGTGTATCTCCAACAGGCGGTAAGTCGTCTTACTTCGGTGGAATCTTTGTCGCTTCGGACTCGGAAGACGACGACGCTAATGCAACTGAACCCGCCTTCGCCACGAAGACACTCACCAGTGAGAGAATCACAGGTGTTACGATTCAGACATTGGAATTTCGTCAGGATTCCGTCTACGTCGAGCAAGATTTGGTTCGTGATTTCGTCGGTGCTTTCAATAACTACATGGACTACAGAATTATCGATGACATTATTGATAACGCTGCGACCAAAGTTATCAACCGCACCACGGCTTCCCGCGTCAAGTATGCTGACCTAGTTGCAATGGTTGCTGCCAGAGCCTCTAGTGCCGGTAACTGGGCATGGGTTGTTGGAAACCAAGCATTTGGTGACTTCCTGAAACTTGAAGACTCTGGTGGAACTCAAATTCTGAGTCCCGGCATGGTTCGCGAGCTATTCGGATTTCCAATCTATATCAATGAGCATTGTGCCGCTCTTGGTACTGCTGGTGACGTTCTCTTGGTGAACTTGGCGAACGGCTACATGGTCGGTGACCGAATGAAGTATGAACTTTCCATGAGTGACGATTATGGCTTCTTGAAGTCAAGACGCTACATTAAACTCGTCGCCAGAAAGGCTTTTTCGGCGGTACATGCTTCTACGATCACGCTGGCTGATGGCTCGACTACAGTGGGAGAGCTAATTCAATTGGATGATGTTTCTAGCTAGTCCAACTAGACGACAACAACAAGAAAAAGCCCGAAAATATAGCATTTTCGGGCTTTATTTTTTTCTCCGTTATCGCTATATTATTTATACACTTAGATAATGGAGACTCTCATGAACAGAAGAGCAATAAACAGAAGAGCAGCAAACAATCGCCACAACAATGTTCGCCTCACATTTGAAGGCAAAACACACACAATGGCCGAGTGGGCCAGGATTAAAAATATCAGCTATAAGGCGTTGCACTGGCGACTCAAGAATGGTTGGCCTCTAGAAAAGGCATTGACCACAAAAGAGAAGAAGAAGAAACAAGTCAATTTTGATGGTCAAGACATGACTATCGACAAACTAGAAAAGGTATCAGGCACCCATAGATCTACAATACGATACCGTCTTAAAAACGGATTCTCTGTTGAAGAGGCAGTAAATGGGCCACCCAAAGAGGAAAAACTCTATGAGTATAATGGCCTCAAAATGACTGCCGAAGAATGGGCGAGCAGATTAGAGATTAGTGTGGACGGCTTTTATCAACGGATTAGAAGGCACCCCGAAGACAAAGATAAGATTTTCATGCCTCCCCCCAAGTATCGTGCAAAAGATTATCCTAAAGAATTTCACACCTTCTATTCGATGACTGCTCGCTGCAAAAATAAATGCAACATGCGGTATGGAGGAAGAGGAATTAAGAATGACTACAAGGACGCTACTGAGTTTATTGACGACGTAGGGACAGCCCCTAGCCCAACGGCTCAAATTGAACGTATTGACAATGACGGCAACTACGAGCCTGGAAACTGTAGGTGGGCAGAGGCAAAGGAACAGGCAAACAATAGACGGAGCAGTAGAATTGTGACATACAAGGGGAACAAGTACACTGTAGCCGAGTTGAGCCGTCTGACGGGCATTCCTTATTCCAGGCTGTCGTATAGAATAAATGCTGGCTGGACGATTGATGAGGCTACCAAGCCCTAGAATCCCACCCGAGTCGTGTGATAAAAAGCCCGCTGCTTTCGCAGCGGGCTTTTCTACTATACTGTATGGAAACTTTTCTAATATCAGGCTTAGGCCGATCTGGCACAACCTTCCTCTCCAGGCTCATGAACCGAAGCCGCATTTGGCTGGTGAAACATGAAGCAGGGGGCAGTAACGACAGTGTGGAGAAATTCCACAAGAGGCTCCATGACCACTACGGGGAGGTTAATTCGTTCCCTAGATTCTTCTTCAACGAAGTACAGGTCAGCAAGAAAGGCATGATTATTCGTCACCCTATGGAGATCCTGAGAAGCTCCTACAGCCGCAGACCACAGCTTTATACGGTTGAGAGGATTGCCGAGGGACTGAAAATGATTGATGACGGAATCAAGCGTGGAGCGACTATCGTTGAGTTCCATAAATTTGGTGATATGGATTATCTGCAATGGATCGTCAGGCACTTTGGCATTGATGATCTACAGATCAAACCCAATATGCTCGGTGCAGTAAATGCCAGCAAGAAAAGAAGAGAACCAGCCAAGCACATAATCGAAGAAGGTGAAGAAAGATTTGCATGGTTTTTGGAGAAGTATCATGACCGTATTTGATGAATTAGACCAGAAGATACAAGAGCTACCTGACGACCTGAGAGAGTTTGTCGAGAAGGGGAAGAAGATCCACCCCAACCGAAGAGAGCCTCTCAACAACTTCCTGATCCAACACGACTTCAAATACGGTCTGGAGATAGGTCGTTGCACGGGTTATTCCGCTGTTGCCTTCGCCATGTTTTTCCCCAATGCCTACCTGGATTCTATCGACATTGTTGATCGTCCTCAGAACAGAGAATTTATTGAAGCTATGGGTGTCGCAGATCGAATCAACATTATCGTTGGTGACGTTGATTGCGTCCTGGATTGCTCTGTCTATGACTATATCTTGATCGACGGGGATCACTCTTACGAAGGAGCGAAGAAAGACTGGGAACAGATCCAAAAGTGTCTAGACTATGATAACTGGTTTGGTGGAACCTACGTGATCTTTGATGATATAAAACACGTATGGCGACCAGAAATCAAGTCGGTAGCCCACCTGTGGGAAGAGATAGAGGCCGAAATCTCGACCGCTTGGAAGATCTGTGACCAAATGGGAGTAGTCAAGATCTCACCAAAACGTAAGTTAGAGGATTGATCTGCCGCCACTTCAATTCGGGAACTTCCATTTCTAAAATCCCAATCGGTTTGTATATCATGTGGTTACTGCACTTCTCGGAGGCATATAGCTCTTCGGCTTCCTCTTCGGTGAACCAACCCAGCCGACCTTCATACAAGATAACCTTCGTGTCTTCGTGCATGTGTTTGACTATACACTTCAACAAGGCAATCGTGTCAGGCATGGTGAGGTGCTGAATCACAGCAAAGCAGAAGATCACGTCGAAGTTCTCGTAGAGGTTCCAGCCGTCGCCTATGTGTTGAAATTTAGCTCTAGAAGTCTCATAGGTCTTGAGTGCGTACTCAATCCTGGCCTTGGTTGGATCGACACCTGTGTAGTTGGTGTAGTAGTCCTTGAGTATGTCAGACCAGCGGCCAAACCCGCAGCCGACTTCCAGGTAACTCTTACCCTTGAACCAGTCGAAGATCTTCTTGATATAGACGACTCTTTCACTGTCGGGATCTAGTGGCCCACCGTCCCTAGCAAAAAGGGACTGATCGTGCAACGCACGATCAGTCCTTTCATCAAACATATCTTGTGAGTGGTAATCCCACTTGCCGTTCCATATACTCATTAAGGTCGTCCCAACAGTCGATCCATAATCTCTTTTTCGTTAATCATTTCTGTAAGCTCACGTTCGATTTGCTTCAACGATTTTGCATAGCGTGGTCTTACATGCTTGATCTCTGTGACCACCTCTTCGATCTCTTTGATCTCGGGAGGTTCGATCCCGACCGACTCAAGTTCTTGAGGTAGGATAAGACCCTTACTGACGGCGGTAACTAGAGCATTGGCATTGCAGCCCAACGTGACGCAACTCACTTCCAAGAGCAGGGCCTTGTCGATAATTTTCCTTACGCCTTTAAGATCGGGCCTTTCTGAGATTTCTTTACGTGTTGGTTCGTGTGCCTCTAACCCTATGAAGCCTATAGACTTAGCGTTCAGGATTCCATTTTTAATTAAAGCAAAGACGGTATCTGTCTTCCATTCGCCCTCAAAATCTTTGGGTCGTTTGGGGTATAGCGTCTTGGCTCGGACTTCATGTTTGAGTTGTTTAATCCACTGCACTTTGGCAACTGGCAACTCTTGGTAATCATGATTCAAAACAACCACAGGATTTTTACGGAACCTAGTTAGATCAAGTCCGCTAGACTTAACGATCTCAGCGTCTTCGTCTACGGACTCGTCGGTGATCGTCGCTACGTCCCACCGCTCTTCTTCGTTGGTTTCTTGGATGCCGAAAGTGGTGAGTCTCTTGAAACCTAGTCCTTGTGGTTCTAGGTCATGCTGCATTTGCACAAGCTCTAGTGCGTCTTCTTCGGATTCGGCCAGAATGCCTTTGAAGAAGGCTTTGCCTTCGGTTTTATCTTCTGCCTTTTCCTCGTCCTGGGGATCTTCCCATTGAGCGGAGCAGACAGCTAGACGCTGTGACTCTTCGGGAAATTCCTCGATCATTTTTGGATTCGCCATGCAGCGTTGAACGAAGTCGTCCCGAGATTCGTCTTGTTCAGGTGTTGGAATTGGCATGTTTTACCTCTTCTATAAAATTTGTTTTCCTAATTTTTTGGCTATGCGTTGCTTTTCCTTCTGGTAGGTCGGTCTAGCAAATGGCTTCGCCCTGCTTCGACGTGTGCCAAATTCGACATACTGCCAATACGGGGCTGTGATAGTTACGTTTACCTTTAATCCGTCTTGCTTGTAGCTGACAGATTTCCTTAAATTTCCTGTCTCGCTGGGAGCAGCCTTGGAGATCTTCTGCGACAGGTCTTTACCGACCTCATTCAGCCGCTTGCTCTCCACTCTCTCCACCTTCCGCTCCAGTTCCTTCGCTTTCCACTTCGTTATCCGTAGTTTGTTCGCCATTTGTCTCCTCCCCCGCTACATTTGTGACCAAGTGACCAACTAGTTGATCTCCACCTTCTATCGGAGGAAGACCAAGGAGTGAGTGTCGCACCTCGTTAGGGGTCGCGACACCGCCGACCACTAATGACACGGCATTTTTGGTCGCACTCTCTTGTTCCTTTATTGCTATTTCCTTACTGATAGTTGATGGATCGTCATATAGTATTATGGTTCGTCCTGTTGGATCAAATATCGGAACCAACTTATCATTCAGAGTTGCTTCCAAACGTCGTAGCCTCGGAACGATAGCTTGCATTGCATGTTGATTCACGGCGGTTTCTAAGTTTGATCGACTGATCTGTGCATTGTCGATCAGTGGAGTAGGAACCTGATACGCATTTGCAAGCAAGATTTTTAATGTCTCATAGAGCTTCAAGCTCTCCATGTCTTTCGGAGTGAAGTTCAGCGGAGTAACACTCACGTCACTTCCGATGAAGGCTCCCCGACCATTACCGCCGTATCTAAATTTGCTGTTGAACGACGATTCGAATCTTTCAATGTCTAGGGGACTTGGAGCGGTGCCGTCCTTCCAGGCCACTACAAAATCTGGTCTACCTTGATTCCGCGACAGTGCCGACTCAAGTGCCAAAAGCTGGTTACTGATATTGTTGTGTTCCCAACATGCCCTCAAAGGCGATACTCCACTTGGCCCATACGGGTCCATTGGATTGACCATTTTGATGGGCCAGATTTGGTCTGGTGCGTACTGTTTGTAATCTATTTCGTAATATTGGATCTGGCCTAGCTCGTCATTGCGGTAGGGTCGCACCATTTGCGACGGGACGAACATCAATTCTTGAACAGTTCCAAGTGCATTGTAGGTAGGCAACCAATAACTGAGTCCTTGTAATTCCTGCCCTAGTTGTGTGCTTTCAAAAAACTCGGCCCCTGTTTGGTATTCGTTGGGCCGTTTTAGAATCTTGTTCAGTGGGTGGCTTGGGTCGGTTACTTCGACAAGTTCTTCGCCCTCACCCATTTGCATTCGGTTCGTCGGGTAGTCGCTTGCTGACTTACCACTCCACCTTGTCTTGAATCCGTGTGAATCTGAGTCCTGCTTGATATAGACTCTGGGCTTCACCCGCATGACCGCTTGTGCGTTCAAATTCGCAAGCGTGTAGATCTGGCCTTCAAATTCCTTCAACAGATCGTTCTGACCTGGGGCTCTAACCGTATCCCAAGCGTCCACGTACCCAAATCCAGGAGAAGGACTTGCATAATTGTAGGTGGGTTTATAAGCTCCTTCCTTTTGGCCGAACCACCGCCTTAAAAAATCAAACATTTACCCTCCTATAGGATACGTCTAAAGGAATTATTCCACAGCCACTTCTTCTGCTCTCGATCAAGTTCCTCTTCGTCGGGCAAGACCTGTGGCTTGGGTTCCGCCTTTACTTCAACCTTTTCGTCCTTGGATTTTTCACCAAAGAGATCTAATACTGAGAAATCACCGTCATTCTGCATACTTGTATTTAGCTCCTTACGATTTATTTATGCCGAACAGTCCACTCACCATGTAGCGGAGTGCGTCTATAGCATGGTCAGCACCGATTGGCTTGCCTTTCTCTCCATAGTGATAACCACTAGCTTCTGTTATCAGAGCCTTCACTGGGCCTTTCACTACTTTGAGTCTTCCTGTCCTAATTCTTGCGTTGAGTAGGTTCAAACCATGCTCAACAGAACCCGCAAACTTGGGAGCTTTCCGAATTGAAAGGCTATGAGTCTCGTCTTCGTCGTCCACCGGAGCATTCTTGATCGCTTGGATCAGTCCTGGGTTGTGGTCAGCGAAGTAGACGGGCATTCGCCCTGTTCTCTCATATAGATTGCTCTGAAATTCCTTGAGCGTCTTGCCAACAAGCCCAATGTCTTGATGCTTCTTGTAAAATTCAAAGAAGACCCACAACACGTCGTCCGCGTCCAACGTGCCGATCACGATAGAAGTGAAGTCATTACCGCCGTGGCTCCAGTCAATGCCACCCCATAAACTTCCCTGCGGTAGCTTGTCGATACCTTCAACAATGCAACTGGTGAAATTCTCCAGGACTAGCCCCTCTGGTTCGGCCCAGACACCGAGGTAGTCTATGTTGAATCGGTACTCAGGCAAGAGTTTTCGCTGACGCTCAAACTCTTGCTTATCGAAACCGGGATTTTCAATGCTGGGACACCTGACCAAGAAGTAGTCTTCGTCTGTCTCGGCCTTTGCAAGAACGTCTTTCACCCAAGGGAAGTTGCTGTAGAGCGTAGAAGTCACCAAAAGTTGGCTGTGTGGCTTGGTTAATCTAGATCGAACGATTTCGAAAGTCCGCAGCGGGACGTTGAAGCCTTCGTCCAGGAGGGCAAAATCGACATGGATTCCCTCGACCGACGTAGGTTTCTCCAGCGATCTTAGATAGATCACGCCTCCAGTGGGCAAATGGTACTCTTGTTTTTGTGCCTTGTAGATTCCTTGGAGGCTGGTGCCTTGCACAAAGTCCAACCAGTTTTTAAGAGAAGCCTGTTGCAGCGTCTTGTAAGTCGGGGCGGACATGAGGAACGTCCCTTTAGGACGTTCCGAGATAGCTTTTGCTAGACAGAGGGCACTACATGCTGTCTTGCCAGCCCCCTTGCCGCCGAGAAAGATTCGGTAGCGAGCGTCAGACTGTAGAATCTCCGCTTGCTTAGGGTGTGGCTTGTAGTATTTTCGTGTGAGCCCGTCTTCGCTATAGCTCTCGCCCCATTTCCTCATTTGGCCTCATATCGATATAGATTTGTGCTGGTGTTTGCTGCACGGGGGCCTGAATTGCATTGTCTTTGGGGACAAAGGGCATGAGGTAGGTCTTAAAAAATTTCAAAGCCGAATCGTCACATGCCTCCTTCAACTCTTCTTCCAACTTCTTGAACCCGTGCTTGAGAAACAGGTCGAACATTTTATCCCTGACCTTCCTACGGATAGATCTCTCCGTGGGAGCCTTCTCCTTCTTGGGCGTTAGTTCCCTGACAGGGGCCGTCAGAGCCTTCTCCAACGGCCAATCGTTCTCCAATCGCCATTTCAGCGTTGGGTATTTGATGTTGTGTTCCTCTGCCAACCGTTTTATTTCGTCGTTGTTCATATAACTATCTAAGTAAGAGAGAGCCAAATCGCCGTAGGCGATTTGGCTCCACCACACTAAATAATGGTAGAAATTTTAAGAGGTTCCTATGGCTTTAGTTGTCACAAATGTTGCGGGTGTTACCCTACTGGAAGGTCTTGTCGGTGCTGGAGATCTTACTTCAATCCAAGATTATAAATTGATCCTTTACAAGAATGACGTGACGCTCTCGGTCACGACCGTCCTTGCAGACCTGACGGAAGTTGATGAGACAGGCTATTCGCGAAAGACGCTGACGGGGGCCAACTGGTCTACTTCGACCGTTTCCGGTGTCACGTTCACGGAGTATCCGCAAAGAGATTTTTCGATCCAAGAGGCCGTGACGGTTTATGGCTACGCAGTTATCGACAACGCGGCGACTCAACTCATGTGGGTTGAGTCGTTTGAAACCGCCGCAACCATTGGAGCAAGTGGTGGGCATATTTATCTAAGTCCAAAGGTCACGTTGAACTCTACACCAGTTGGCCCGACAGGAGCCACTGGGCCAACGGGTTCTACAGGAGAGACAGGTCAAACCGGCCCGACAGGAGCCACGGGGCCAACAGGTGCTACCGGCCCTCCTGGAAGTACAGCTTCAACAGGGCCAACAGGAGCCACGGGAGCAACAGGTGCCACTGGCGAAACTGGTCAGACAGGGCCAACCGGCCCAACTGGAGCCACCGGACAGACAGGCCAAACAGGGCCAACGGGTGCCACTGGCGAAACTGGTCAGACAGGGCCAACGGGTGCCACGGGAGCAACTGGTGATACAGGAGCAACGGGTGCTACAGGGGCACTATGGACTGGCAATACATACTACCTACACAAAACCGATAGCGACATTGTTGGTTCTGATCCCTTTCCAATGCCCGACTATCGAGATATGGAACAATATTTCCCCGAGGATAGCCTTCTTCTGATCGACCGCAACGTAAACGTGAGTGACGGAGATTGGGCAGTTGGTGGCTGGGTTAGCTTGCCGGGGAATCCCAATCTGACGACCCTTCAAGCGGGAAGCTATACGTTCAAGATCTGGGGTAAAGTTGATGACACCTCTGCTACCACTCAATATAAGGCCAAGCTATACAAAGTGGATACCAGCGACGTTGAAACTCTCCTCTGGACTTCTGCGGCTTCGCCTGACATTAACGACACTTCCTATGCTGAACAAACATGGACTTACACTCATACGTCAAACGAAACCTTAGCTGCTGACGATAGGCTCATTTTCAAGCTCTATTGTCTGACCGATAGCGTCACCGACATAAATGTTCAGACCATTTTGAATCACTCAAGCTATCCTTCGGCAATCATAACTCCAGTTCTCAATGGGCCACAAGGAGCCACTGGGCCAACTGGAGCCACAGGTCAAACCGGCCAAACAGGGCCAACCGGCCCAACTGGAGCCACGGGGCAGACAGGCCAAACAGGGCCAACAGGAGCAACGGGAGCAACCGGAGCCACAGGAGCAACTGGCCCACAAGGGGCACAAGCAGGACAACTTTACTACTTCTCGTCAGACGCTTCTGACATTGGCGGCGGGTATGAAAGTCTATTGAGAGTCCCGTCATTCAATGCGGAAGACGACGAAAGCATAATAATCAACTCCGGTGACGGTGAAACCATAATTGATCCTTACGCTACAATTGCCCTCGATCCAGGGATCGAGAAAATTCCTGCGGGTAATTGGAATTTCCACATGTATCATTACGTTGATTCGGTGGTGGGAGTATCGACCTTCGTCTATCGTGTTTTCAAACGAGAAACAGATACGACAGAAACAGAATTGTTCAACGTAACCTCCGACGAAGTGAATGACACTAGTGTTGCTGAAATTGAAACAGCATATATGCAAGTTTCGGACATTGCATTAGATGCAACAGATAGAATTGTTGTCAAAGTCTACGGCCAAACTACGTCTGGAAGTGACAGAACTCTTCACTTCGTTTACGAAGGCTCTGAACATGCTTCGCACATTGAAACTCCTATCAACATTCAAGGTGTCATTGGCCCTCAAGGCCCAACGGGAGCTACTGGGCCAACAGGCCCAACAGGAGCTACAGGCCAAACGGGGCAGACAGGCCCAACTGGAGCAACTGGTTCTACTGGAGCTACGGGACCAACTGGTTCTACCGGAGCTACAGGTTCAACCGGGGCAACGGGAGCCACTGGAGCCACTGGTGCAACGGGGCCAACTGGGACGGGAGCAACAGGCCCAACGGGGCCAGCAGGAAGTGGTTACTGGGATCGTAATGCAACAGGCCCTTACCTTGAAACTTCTACTGCTGGTGACGACGTTAAGTTAAATAGTGATAGTCAAAAGCTCTACTTTGGAGCCGGTGACGACGGTTACATTCACTTCGATGGTAGTGATCTACAAATTATAAGTGCTGGATTCATTGATGCTGTAGACAAACTTGCAATCTTCGACAAGCTCTACTACGGTCATAGTCTCTACCTCCACTCTCCAGGTAGTGGAAACACATTCCTGGGCATATCGTCTGGTGGTTCTGGATCTACGACTCCTGGAGCGTCAAATACGTGCATGGGCTGGGAATGCGGTAGAGTTCTTGCCGCTGGAGCTACTTACAATGCTCTCTATGGTGCCGAAGCTGGTGATAAATTGACCACAGGTGACGCGAATACCATGATCGGTCGTAGAGCAGGACTTGATTGCACAACTTGCTCACAAAACACGTACATTGGTTCACTCACTGGAGCAACCAGTTCTGCCAACAATAATGTGTGTGTGGGGTATCAGGCAGGATACTTGTGTGGAGCGGCAACAAACGCTGTTATGATTGGTTATCAATGTGGATACCAATACATAGGTGGCGGTAGTGTGTATATCGGACACCAGTCGGGATATGGTGGAGCTTCTGCTGATGGAACAAACAATGTTGGTGTCGGAGCCTCTGCACTAAAGGCAATAACAACTGGTGACGATAATGTGGCTGTTGGTAAACAATCCCTCCTGAACGTCACAACTGCTAGCGACAATGTAGCTATCGGTGCAGCCTCATTGAAGGTCAATACCGCGATTGGAAACACAGCCGGTGGATTTGAGTCTATGCTCCTCAACACGACTGGGGTAAACAATGTCGCCTGGGGCTTCAAAGCTCTCTACAGCAACGTCAGCGGAGATCGAAACACAGCCATTGGTTATCGTGCCGGTTATACTTCAACTGGTGACGACTGTGTTTATGTCGGCAATAGAGCAGGACATGCAAACACAGCTTCGGACAAGTTGTATATCGGCAACAATTCCACCACCACATTGATCGAAGGTAATTTCAGCACAGGTCTTGTCGAGATCGAAGATAAAGTCACCTGGGATAAGATGCAATGCAATCTAAACACGGTTGCCAATGCCGAAGGCGAAGGCGGATCGGACAACGACATTATCTTCGTCAGCGACAACGACACTTGGTATCGATATGAAGCGTCAGGATCAGCCTACACCGACAACAACACAACCGTTCTTTCAACCAACGACGGTGGCAATACCCGTTGGTTGGCTGTATCCGGTAAATATCAGCTTCTTGGTGGGCGTGTAACTTGTTACTCGACTACCAGTGGCTTGACATTACTCGTTGGTTCTGGAAGTAACATTTTTGTTGATTGTGATTGCAACTCAGTTGATACGTCTGTTAATCTTCCTGCTGCTTCTTCTTCGGAGGGTGTTGTGGTAACAATCAAAGTCCTCAATGCAGGAGCGAATGATTGCACACTAAACGCTAATGGAACAGACGGAATCGACGGCCAAGCCAGTTGGGTGACTGCTGTCGATAATGAATGGCTTCAAGTCGTTTGTGACGGAACAACATGGCACATTATCGGTGCGGACGATCTCAGCGATTGGACATAACAGGAGATTTATGGCAGCACGAACTTGGGGCGGCGGAAGCAATACACCAGCTACGGGCTCATGGAAGGTCGCGGCAAATTGGACTGGAGATACCGTGCCGCAAAACAACGACCTTATAACCTTCGACGGTACTGATACAACCGACTGCACGGTGGACGTTGCCACTAATGTAATGCTTGAGGTCACTATGGCTGCTGGCTATACTGGCACCTTGACCCCACAATTTGCTGTGTCTACCTACGATTGGGTCTTGGCTTCCGGCACTGTTGATAACTCAGTCCACAATCCGAGTCACTTGATTAAAGGCAACTTCACTCAGACTGGCGGGACGTGGACAAGAGGGAATGGAATCCTAGACTTCCAAGGGAATGTCCTGCAAGACATTAACTTCACCGACGCTCTGGAAGATATACGGATCACACAGACTAGCATTGCAATCTTCCGGTTGCAAAATGACCTATCATGCAAGAGTATCAAGGTCACTGACGGGATTTTTAACCCTAATGGATACGACGTAACGGCCTCGGGATCGATCATTATCGATGCAAGCACGGGTGCCGAGGTTCGCGGGGTTGGGCTGAATGGCTCTACGATAACCACCTCTAGTTTTATCCGGTGGTTGGGCAAGGCCGGAAATCTTCTTGATTTTAACGCGACAGCTACTTGGTATCTGGACGTTACGGACGGAGACAATTCCACTGTGGAGTACGTCGAAGTGGCCTACTCAGACGCTTCCGCAGGAGAACAAATCGATGCCAGTGACGGCACCTCGGTAGACTCTGTTGTGGGATCAACTACTAATTGGCTGTGGAACTCTCCTATCGACATAGCCCAACGCGGCGGTATCACGATCAATCATGGTGCCGCAGAGCCCATTGTGAGACAGAACTCGGCTCTCACAGGGGAATTGACCAAATCCGACAGGCTTACCGGCGAATTTAGCAAAGAAGGCCGATTAACCGGCAATCTCACCGCCAAAGACCGTCTAACGGGGGTAATTGAGCATGAATGAGCTAATGCTGCTGATCGAAGAGACACTAGAGCTTCTTAAAGAGCTAAAATCTAAGTAAAAAGAGCCCACTCCGCGAAGCGGAGTGGGCTCCCATTAGACCAGTATCTAGACGTTCCAGGTGACAACGACTTACGCTAAGGCGACCTTAGCAGCGTATGGTGGATACTCTTTGAGTGACTGGCCTTCTGTTCCCTTCCTTTCCATTCCATTCCATTACCACACAGTAACTAGTGCCCACAATGTATCAGGTGCCGCGAAAAATGTCAATGGGAAATCTTTCCCAAAAGTCGCACGATCTTGTTGAGGTCTTTGTTGGGGAAACGGATAGAGACATTCCCATGATCGTCACCGTTTTGCCCAACTTGCCAAACTCTATCGTTGTTCCAATCAAACCAATCCACATGCAACCGAATGATCGAAAC